GGCGCTTGGCCGTCCTGAAAAAGTCGATGATTATAAGGCCGAATTTCCCGATGAGTTCAAGGACTTTTACGACCCCGATACGATAAAGGACTTTAAGCAGTTCGCCTTCAAAAAAGGGCTGAAGCAAGAGGATTTTCAGGACATCCTGAACTACAAGATGGAGATGGACAGGCGCGACATAGAATGGATGGAGCAGGATATAGAAAATGAAAAAAGAGAAACCGAAGAGATTCTGAAAAAGAAATGGGGTTCGGCTTACGAAACAAGACTTCATCTTGCGACTTATATGATTGAAAACAACTCAGAGGGGGGTGAGTATAGAGAATCGCTGCTTGAAAAGATGGGGAATGAGCCGATAGTTGCAGATTTCCTTGCGACTATAGCAAAGAAGTTCATCGAATCCGGCTCTCTAAGGGAAGTTGAAATGACTCAGGCAATGACGCCTGCCGAGGCAAATGCGAAGATGAAGGAAAAAATAGCCGAACATCAGGCGCACGCCAAATGGAGATGGGACAATCCGGCAGGCTACGCCAGAGAAGAAAAGGAAATAGATGATTTGGCAAAAATAGCAGCCTCTTCAGGTTGATATTATACCCGATACCCAGAGATGGCCGGGAACTTTACGGAAGTATAAACCGTCGTCTAACAGACGTAAAATGCAGGCAAGACCTCTTCGTAAGAGATACTCAAGCCGGGATAACTTGATATTTCGGTGAAAGGAGGCAATTATGCCTGCTACTGTATTTGATATTTATTGCAAGAAGTTCAGCCCGAATCTTTACACGCGGGCTCAGCAGAAAGAGTCGAAGTTTGCGAGTAAGATTCGCAGGGAGACGGTGGCAAATGCCGAGGAGGCCTTCTTCGATACCGTTGGTCCTGATGAGGACCCGACCGAAGATACGACCCATAAAGGCAATACGCCGGATTCCGAAGGCAACTACGGCAGACGAAAGGTCAAGCCTACTAAATGGCACATGGGCCGCGTGCTTGACGATAAAGCGCTTGCCAGAACACTTGCCGATTTGAACGGCTCGACAACGCAGTCGTTTTCGATGTCTTTTGGAAGAAAAAAAGACAGTATTATTATCGACGCTATGCTCGGAGCCGCTTATGTCGGCAAGGACGGAACAAGCTCGGTTGATTTCATCGACGAGTCAATCAGTATTGATGGCGATACCGGCGGAAATGTAACAACTCTTGGAACCGGAGCTGATGCGAGTGGTACAAATGTCGGCCTTGAGCTTGCCAAGATGTATCGTATGATGCAGGTTTTCAACGACGCCAACGTTGACGAGAATATCCCGAAATACTGGGCTTGCAGACCTTCGGACATTAAGTATTTGATGGGCCTTGAGGGAATTACCAGTATCGATTTCAATGTTATCAGGGCCGCGCACGAAGGCAAGCTAAGCTACTATTCGGGTTTTAACATTTTCTGGTCAACGTTAGTTCCCGTTTCGGATTCCACAGTTAACGGTGGGACTACCTGTTATAGAAACCTCGTGTGGGCTGAGGATGGCGTAATCCTCGCCTATATAGGAGACCTGACAACAAAGATGGCTCCTGACACTACCAAGTGCTTCAACACACGAATTTACTCCAAGATGGATTTAGGTGCGGTTCGTATGGAAGGCGCAAAGGTCCACGAATGTCTGACACTGATAGGCTAAGGCCGGAAAGGGGTTCAAAATGAGTAAGGGATTTCAATATGATTTTGGTCCGCTTGACGCCAATGCCTTGCCGCTTGATTTTACTACGACTTACAAGCACGGCATTCGTGTTGCGGAGACCACGCAGAGATTTGTTTACGGCACAAGGTATCTGACCTGGGACGGCAGAGCATATAAGTATTCCAAGTCAAGTGGGGCATGTTATACTCACAGACTTAATGCTTTCGGTAATACCATAGCGAGTGATGCTAATGGCATTGATTACTCTGTGTTCACAAATACTCAGGCCATAGGTGATACCGAAGTCACGCTTACTGCCGGAAGTACCGCAATAACAGAGGATTATTTAGCTGGCGGACTTCTTGTTGTGGTCCCGACAGAGAGCGTTACTGACGGTCAGGTAATGGAAAGAATAATTACCGGAAATACATCTGCTGCCGCTACAACGGGTGAATGTACGATGTATTTCGATGAACCGCTCGAACTTGCGATTACTACATCCAACTACGGATATGTAATGCCGTCCAGCTACAATAATATCCTGTACGAAAACACGGGAGGCTTGAAATCCTTTGCGGGATTATCTGCCACTTATGTTTCAGCAACAGGATATAATTTCTGGACACAGACGTATGGTGTCTGCCAGCTTAGCCCGCAGAATCCGCCTCTTGGTTATACAGCTTATCAGAGGGGTTTATGGGCAAGACATGACGGAACAGTTGACGGTTCAAGCACGTCAAGTGGTACATGGGGAACATCCTATGTTACAGACCAGTATGTAGGGTATATTCTGGATAACAATGCAAGCCAGAATGGTTCTACAAACTGTATGCTGACAATTAGCTACTAAGGAAACGGGGAGGAATAATCCTCCCCTTCCTTTTATTTTTTATGGGGACAAAAAATGGCTAAAGAAGAAAAAAAGAAAAAGAAAGAGGAAAAGAAAAAAGATGAGAATTTGTCTTTCGGTGAGGCCAGACTTAAGTTCATTGCGGAGCATAAAAAATGCAGGGACTGATAATGGCCTGTAACGGCAGGTGTCCGAAATGCGGCTCGTATATGTTTATGCCTCGCAAATTAAATAGCGTCAGATACCATTTGTGTAAGGAATGCGGCAAAATAGAGTTCGACCAGACGTGGCTTGAAAGGCAGAAAATAAAATGGAAATCCTCAAACGTGCGAAAGGCGATAGTGGCGATTTGGTCTCGTTTAGCGCTAATGAAAAAGAACTGAAAGAAGAAATCGACCGACGAACCGCACGCGCCGGTTATACGACCAGATACGGCGAGCCGGAAGGAAAGACAAAGATTATGACTACCGTTCCCTGCGGCAGGGAAAAACTGAATATCTGGCCGCGTGACAGGGAAGGTAATCTTATTGAGTAGGTGATTTATGGCTTTTACAGCGGCAGAATTAGCGCTCGTCAATCAGGCGTTGAGTAAAATCGGTGCTACGATTATATCTTCCGCAGAAAATGGTTCTTCTGCCTGTGAAAATTATGTAATTGCCGACCTTCATTACGATACTACAAGAGATTCCCTTCTTAGGAGCTTCGACTGGAACTTCGCGCTTGCAAGAGCGAAGCTGGCCCAAATCAGCACGCTTACTATCAATAATGAGGCGCTTCCTGACGACTGGGTTGCAGGAGATACGATTACCGGTCTTTCATCTTATACGACGGCAACGATACTTTCGGTCACTTCCGAAACTGTTTACGAGCTATCATATCTGTCCGGTGATTTTACCGACGCTGAAAAACTTACCAACGCTGCGGTAGAGCAGGTTTACTGGCAGGGGATTGAGGTCTTGTATGAAGATGAGTATGTTCTTTATTATGACAGTTCGGATGCCGATGAAGTCCAGTGCTCAACGGGTTATCCGTCGGTATCGTCATCTACCCCGGCCTTTGAATGGGATTATCAGTATCTTGTGCCCTCTGATTTCAGCAGGTTAATCTCGGTATATGAGGACGACGGTTATGAACTGGCAGATTCAAGATACATTATCGAAGGTAGTCGCATTTTAACCAACTACGATACCTGCAATATCAGGTATGTCAAAAAGGTCACTGGCCCAGATGATTTCGACGATTTATTTACGGAAGTGCTGATTTTGGCTTTAGCGTTGAAGTTTCTCGGCCCGGTTGGCGGGACTTCAACGGCGTCGTTAAGAAATACCTTGCAAAGAGAATACAGTGACGCCAGAGCTATAGCGAGAACAGTGTGTTTTTCGGAATCGAATACGAGCGGATACAGTTCGTGGAATACGGCAAGATTCGGCCATAAAACTTAATATATATGTATGAAGGAGAAATAAATTGGCGGATTTGAAAGAAAAAGCGATTGCGTTGTTATCAACGACCAATGTGCCGTTTAACGCCGAAGGAACTACGAATCTTTATACTGTTCCTACAGGGAAAAGATGCGTGTTGACACAAGCGATTATAGTAGTAGGCGCAGACCCGGTCGATTGCACGGTAACGATTGGAAGCTCAGGGACTTCCGCAACGAAGTTTCTCGACACTCAGACAATCCATACCAACGTTGATACCCAGTATGAGGCTGCTATTTTACAGCCCGTACCGGCTGCTACTACTGCTGCGGCGTATTCGTTTGAAGCTGATGACGTTATTCAGATAACAGTAGCCGGCGGCGGCGGCGGAGCGACGAATACCTGCTATTTATACGGGTTTATTTACTGATGGTCTATCCGGTGAAATTCGGTTTTCCCTCAGGGAGAAAACTGGTCTTCACCGCCTATCAGCCGGATGGTTCTGGTCGTGGAATAGAACAGCAGCCGTTAGTCGAGCTTCGTGAAGGTTATTACGCAGCTAATCCGACTACCGACCTTGAGGCGGGCGATGAGGCGATAGCGTATCTCCTTGAGGACCTTTACTGGGAAGACGAGCCGGTTTATGTTCTTACTGAACCATATCTTTACTATGAGCAGGAAAGAGTGTTCTACGAAGACCAGTGGGTAATAGACTATGATTCTACCATAAACGATATTGTTACCAGCCTTGGAACAGTTGTTGGTGCTGTCGAATATAACGTAAGCGCAGAGGACTTTTTTTCCATTATAGAAGATATAGAGACATTGATTCAGGGCCAGCAAAGAACTTATGAATCGGTAGATGAAACCGGATTAACCGCCGAAGGGGTTCCGAGGCAGGTGGCTGATACGGGAATTGGATATGTGAAAACAGAGATGCTGGAAGTATGAACGAAGCAATAATAACATTCAATGGTGGCGAATTTTCTGGTCTTATAGACAGCCGGTATGATATAGAAAAATCCAATTCCGGCTGCCGACGGCTTGAGAATATGATTCCGAGAATATACGGGCCTGCCGAGAGAAGGCCGGGAACAAGATACGTTGAAAATCAATACGATTCAACTGGAACATTCGTAAGAGTGATTCCATTTAACTTTTCTTCAGATATTTCATATTGTCTTGAATTTGGCAATCTTTATATAAGGCCATTCAGTATAATAACTTGCGGCGGTGAAAGGGTATATTACGAAGGCGATGAGATTATAGATTCCGGTCTTGCAATAACTTCTCCTTATATCGCCGAAGACCTGCCACGGATTCAGAAAAAGCAGTTAGGCGATACGATGTGGCTCATCCACCCCAAATATGCACAAAGAAAACTGGTGAGAACTTCAATAGTGCCCGAATTTTCTCTTGAGATAATTCCATTTACCAAAGGCCCGTTTCTGCTCCGTAACGACCTTATAGACCCCAACGAAACTGATACTGCATATATGATTCTGGCAAGCGGATATGTAATGAAAGATGAAAAAGGAGGGACCTCTTTCACAGAAGCTTATAGTACGAGATGGCTTGCAAGGACTTTTCAACCGACCGCTGACT